TTAGAGAATCTCGTGAAGATGAAGGTATGATACCTGCACATGAGAGACCAATGTACCCATCAACAAATAATATATACAGGTTATTAAATGGAAGCTTCACACTTAATGAAAGATTATCAAGTCTTGATTATAAAGTTGAACAGATCATTGATAATATAATAATTAAGCCAGTAATTGAGGATTGTAATATTGGTAGAGTGAAATCAAGAGTATGGCATCATGGATATGGTAATACAAATACGTCTATGATAACAAATGAGTATGAAGATACTGATTTTGTATATGATAGAGTATTGCTAAATACAGTTCTTGAAACTGGTACTACAAGTAGTGATGATAGGACACTTGATAAGATTGGGACATTGGATGTTGAGCAACAGTTTATAGTTGGAACTAAGAACACATTTAATGCTGTCACAAATAATATCCACTCATTGTTGAACAGTTCTATGCAACTTAGTAAAGAAATACATGTTGCAGAGGTTGATGAAGAAGTAAGTGATATTATTGGATACAAGTCTAATGATACTGGATCTATTACATCTAAGAAATCAACAACATGGGATAATCGTGGTGATACAAATACAACAATGATAACCAATAAGATGTCAGATACTGATAGCATAGATGAGGTTATTACAGAGGGTACTAATGAAGTATCTAATGTTGGGCATACAGATAAATATATAGATAATGTTGTGGCTAAAGTAGAAAGCGATAATACTGGCATTGTTAGTAGTAAGAATACATTCATGTTGCTTACAAATGGTCATGGAGTATTAAACTCATCATTTGTAGTTAGTGATCCAACCGGAATTACCGAAGTTGATGATAAATTAGTTGACACAGTTAAACAGACAATACATGAAGTAAGTAAAATGCATAGTAGCTATTCTAGTGAATGGAGTAGGGATGGTCTAAATGCTAGCACAGTTTTAAACAAGAACTTTATGACTAATATGTTAGCTGAAGCCGATGCATTTTCAGATATTATTATTAAAGGAGGAATAAGATATGCAGTACAGGGATAACTGTGGTATGCAGGCATCACATGATATTGACCATATGGGGTTACATATGATGGCTATGGATGGACACAATGTCCATATGGTAGGTGAGATCACCGACAGAATCTATAAGAATGGTGTTCTCATTGAGGAAAGAGTAGGACATAATCTCATTGTCAACTCATTCCTTAAATTAGCAATGGCTCTCCTCAAAGGTCAGTCTGGATTTTCTGGTATCAAATATTGGGCAGTAGGATCAGGTGCAAGTTCATGGGATACTAAACTCCCAGATCCTGAGATTAATGCAACAGTTCTGACAACAGAGATTGGTAGGGTTAAGATTCAGCCATCAGAGATTACATTCTTGAATGCTAATTACAATCCATCAACAAATCCTACAAATATTCTCCAGATTAAACATACATTTGGTACAAATGATTGTAATGGTGTATGGAGAGAGTTTGGTATCTTTGGTGGACAGGCATCTGCTACAGCCAATACAGGTCTTATGATTAATAAGAAACATCATAAAGTAATCACAAAGACACCTGATATGACAATTGAAAGAACGATGCGTTTCACATTAAATCTTGTATAAGGAGGAATAAGAAATGGCAAGTTTTGACAAGTATACTAACTACCAGAATAACGCAGGTGTATCTGGAGTGGTATTCGGAGCAGAAAAGGCAGTTCTTGAGGTAGAACTCAATGAAATGCAGGAGATCAGTAAGACACATATGCGTGACTTCTTTAAGTCTGTTATTGGTAATGGTATTACTAATATTTCAGCACTTACTTACGCAAATGGTAATGTACAGATTGCAAGCGGATGTGGTATTGCAGTTGATGGTATCTTAGTTAACTGTAGTGGATTATCACTTGCAGTATCATCTGGTACAGTATACCTGCAGGTATGGGAAGATGTAGAAGCATATTCTGCCACTCTCCATAAGGAAGGTAATCAGCAGGATGCATCTACTGTCAGCAACTGGTTCAAGGATGGAAGATCTGATGTTGAGACAACTAGAAGAAAAGTTGTTAAATATCAGTTGGCTACATCAACCAATTCAGCAAGACATAACCTTGCAATCGCATCTATCTCTGGTGGTGTAATGACCAAGTTAGTTAAGGAAATCAACCTTACTAATCTGACAGCAGATGTTGCGGACATCAAGGGTTATGTTGGTATGATAGATCCAGACATCTACGGTGTAGAGGTTGATTGGAAGAATAACAAGTTCACAAGATTGTCTTCTGCAATCGGTAAGAATGGCGGTGCTGATTTTGATAATATCGCACCTTGGGATCGTAGAAGATGTAATGTTACTGATGCAGGTGAAGTTGTTGCCTACTATGGTGACGATGGATATACTGAAACTGGTAAGTTAACACAGGCAATTGCCATCGGTGAAAAGACTTGGCAGGTTGGAACTAGAGTTCAGGTAATGGTAGAGCAGAACATGTTCTTCTACAGAATGGTTCCTCTCTCATTAGAGCCTGCAAATGATGGATTTGGATGGAAGGTGCGTAAGGCAAGATATTACATCAGTGCTACACCTAAGGCAGGATTTAAGTTATTCCCTGCATTCAGAAGAAATGGTAAGATTGTTACAAAGATTTATGATTCAGCATTTGAAGGCTGTATGTATGATACATCTGCAGGATCTTATGTTACAGATGATTCTGTTACAGCAGATTATAATGCAGATAAACTTGCATCTATTGCAAATGCTAAACCTGCATCTGGATTAACAAATAACCTTACTAGAGCAAATGCTCGTAAGTTAGCGAATAATATTGGAACTGGTTGGATGCAGGGAGATTTCCTTGTTGATACAATGACCCAATGGTTGTTCCTCATAGAGTATGCATCAATGGATGCACAGACAAAGATTGGTAGAGGTGTTTGTGATCTTATAGATGATGAATCTACAAATATGGCACTCAATACTGGTCTTACATCAAGCCTTGGCAATGCATCTGGTATGGCTACAGGTACTAATGGCAAGACTTCTATCACATATCGTGGTAAGGAGAATCCATTCGGTAACATCTGGAAGTGGTCTGATGGTCTGAATTACAATGGTACAACCAAACATGCATATTGGGCAGATCATGGATTTGTCGATGATACAGATGCTAGTCCATACAATGACTGTGGTTTCGCACTTGTAGGAACTAACGGATATGTATCAGCATTTGGTTGGTCAGAAGATTGTGACTTCGCATTCTTACCTACAGAAACTGCAGGTGATAGTTATAAACCAGTCGGTGATTATCATTGGCAGGCAACTGGTTGGCGTGTTGCTCTTCTCGGTGGGGATTGGCGTGGCAGCTTGAATTGCGGTTTGTGCTATTGGTTTTTGAATAATGCAGCTTCTTATCGTTCTCGTGGTATTGGGAGTCGCTTGGTGTATATTCCTACGGCTGCCTAACGTATTAAGTTGGTATTCTCGATCGCTTAGATTGAGTTTCTAAATATTTGTCGGTAGATGTATGTACAATTTGCGATGCCGCAGACATAGTGTTCGGACATTGGATTTCATTTAGTCTGATGTCCGACACATGTTGCTAAACTCGGTGGGAATTGGAATAACAGCTTGAATTGCGGTTTGTGCTATTGGAATTTGAATAATACAGCTTCTAATCGTAATCGTAATATTGGGAGTCACTTGGAGTATATACTTAAATTTGTTCGGTGGCATCATCTACCTTACCTCTCAAGGACTATATATCTTCCCACAAGATTGTAGTTGGTAAAACATTAAATACTGCAGTAATAAATCACTAGGTTTATGCAGAACCCTAAGCTGTGTTGGTAGGTATAACAACTCATATGTTGTAATTCTCGAAGACTCGGTTTAGTATATACAAGGAGATATGTAACATGGTTAGGTATGGAAATCTTTACCCACAGATTGTTACTACAGGTAATATCGAATTAAGCCATGTTAATGCAAGTAGAAATAAAGGTTTCTACCATGAGGTTCAAGAAGTAAATAGCAATCTTAAGTATTATGTTGATGATCTCCAACAGATGCTTATAGACAAGACATATGTACCATCACCATACACCAGATTTATTAAGACAGAGGGTAGAAAGGAAAGAGAAATATTCAAATCTCCTTATTACCCAGATAGGATGGTACAATGGGCAGGATTGCAAGTAATTGGACCAATAATTACTAAACAATTTACAAATGATACTTACTCAGCAATTCCTGGCAGAGGTATTCATTCTTGTATTCAAAGTATACAACAAGCACTGGCAAATGATCCATACGGCACAACCTATTGTTTACAATGTGATGTTAAGAAATATTATCCTTCTATTAATAGAGACATCTTGATGAATCAATACGAGCACATATTCAAAGATCCAGATGTTCTATGGTTGATTTCACAGATAATCTATAATGCCGATGGAGAAAGAGGTATTCCGATTGGTAATTACTTCTCACAATATAGCGGTAATTATCACCTATCAGCATTTGACCATTGGTTGAAAGAAGTTAAAGGAGTTAAGTATTACTGGCGGTACATGGATGATATTATCATACTGCATCGGAATAAAGAATTCCTACATGAACTACGCAAGGAGATTGAGGAGTACTGGCAGGATAAGTTAGATTTAAGCATGAAACCTAATTGGCAGGTGTATCCAGTTGCATCAAGAGGTATCGATTTTATAGGCTTTAGAATGTTTGGCGAATACACACTATTACGCAAATCAATATGCTTAAATCTTAAACATAGAATGGTTGAGATCTATGATAAGTTCTTAGCAGGCGAGGAACTTACATTTTCAGAATGGTGTTCCTATAATTCGTACACAGGATGGTTATTGTATTGTGACAGTTACCGTCTTGAACAGAAATACATAGTACCAGTAAGGGACTATTGCAACGAATATTATCTAAAGAATATAGCGAAAGGTGGTATCGAAAATGATAGTACGCAAGAATGTAAGA